CCTAAGGTAGTGCATTTACACTGCTTTCCGCCAGCACATAGTCAAAATAGTCTCCATTGTTTTAAAGTTGGAGTAACTAACAGTGTTCCATTATGGGATTTATGCAAAGATATACCACAAGCCAGTGCAAGAAATCACTTTACCGCAGAACAAAACATTAAAATTGCACACGCTATAAATAATACGTTAGTAGCTTATCCGCAAGCCAGCGGCTGGGTTAATATTAACCTAATAGGATAAACAATGTTTAATTGGATTAAAAACTTCGTATATGAGTGGAAGGCTAATCGCCGTTACAAGAAACGCATTAAAGAAATGCGTAAGCGTGACCCATTTATATATTGATGTATGAAAAATAAAATTATTATCGTTGGTGACAGCTATACATTTGGCCACGGGTGCAGCGACCGTATTCACTATTATGATAAACAGTCTGAGACGTGGATTGGAGACCAAGCAATTAATGTAAAGGGTCCAAGCCAGCACTGCTGGGCCAGTCTGGCCGCTCGTGACTTTTCCAAGTATGAATTTATTAATTTGAGCGCCCCTGGCAACTCAAATGATAATATCTTTAAGGGCCTTGCTGATACTGTGGACTTAAACACCGAATTAGTGATGTTTGCAGGAAGTTTTTCTAATCGTATGTTAATTAAAGAGCATGGTTCTGAATCCGTATTTCCCTGGATAGTGGGTATGAATTGGTTACCAAGTGAACCTACACAGCCCAAGAGTTATTTTACTGCCAAAGAGTCTTTTATTAAACATCTTTACATTGACTCAATGGGCAACAACTATACAGTTATGGCCATTATGTCAGCATGGGCCGCTTCAATATTATATCAGTCCAAGTTTGTGTGGTCTATTCCCGGACATGAGCCAACACTGGTTGATAAACAGTTAACGACAGTTCATATGCAAAGTTTGCAGTTCCTGTCCATTGCTAGATACCCATTCAATGACAAATTTAATATACAAGATGAAAGCGTATACCTGGCAGCTGATGGACATATAAATGATTACGGGCATAATTTATATTACGAAACTGAAATAAAACCGTTGCTAACAAGATTGCTGTCATGATACTTGGAATTACAGCGCAGAATCACGACGCCAGTTTAGCATTGATCGACGGTGAACGAATTGTATGGGCTGCACACGCAGAACGCTACAGCAGAGTTAAAAATGATCCGTTATTAAATCTGGACATGCTGGCAGATATGCGACTGTACGGCGAACCAACTGAACTAGTATGGTTTGAAAAGCCCGTACAAAAAGATTTGCGTAGATTAATTTCGGGGCAACGTCCTTGGCATGTTAGTCCTCGAGATCAATTACGAGCAGTGGGATTAGATCACTTGCCCATTGACTATGTAGGCCATCATCAAAGTCATGCTGCCGCAGGATACTATACAAGTGGATTTAAAGATGCAGCAATCTTAGTAGTAGACGCAATTGGTGAGTGGGACACAGTTAGTATTTGGCATGCTGAAGGCGCCAATATGAAGCGCAAGTGGTCAAAGAAGTATCCCAACAGCGTAGGATTGTTTTACACTGCAATGACACAGTGGCTGGGATTAAAACCCAATGAAGAAGAATACATTCTCATGGGCATGGCTGCATACGGACAGCCTCGACATGTAGAAGAACTATTAGAAACGTTCTTTACCAAGTGGGCGCCACCCGACTTTAAATTAAAGCACAATCTACATCGTGGTTGTGCCTGGTGGACACCAAAAGACTCTACTGCAACTAAATTTGACATTGCTGCCAGCGTACAATGTATAATCGAAATGTACTTAATGGAAACAATTGATTGGATGGCTGACAAAATTGATTCAGATAATTTAGTCTTTATGGGCGGCGTTGCATTAAATTGTGTAGCAAATGCATTAATTGCACGAGAAAACTTTTTTAATAATTTCTGGATTATGCCTAATCCTGGCGATAGTGGCAGTGCAATTGGTGCAGTTGCAGCACATACCCGACGTCATTTAAAATGGGAAACAATCTATTTGGGCACTGATATCAAGCAAGATGTTGATATCAAATCAATTGTAAAAGAACTCGAAAATGGCCGTGTTGTAGCAGTAGCCAATGGTCGTGCAGAGTTTGGTCCACGTTCATTGGGCAATCGCAGCTTACTATGCGACCCAAGAGGTGCAGATGCCAAGCCACGTATGAACACTATTAAAAAGCGTGAACAGTTCCGTCCATTTGCGCCAGCTATATTAGCAGAACATGCAGACATATACTTTGACATGCCTGTTGCTGAAAGTCCTTATATGCAGTTTGTTGCAGAATGCAGAACACCAGACGCATTGCCAGGTATTTGTCATGTTGACAACTCTAGTAGAGTACAAACTGTCACTGAGCAAGATAACCCTGTATTCCGCAGTATATTAGAAGCATGGGAAACTGCAACAGGTTGCCCTATATTAATGAACACCAGTTTAAATATTCGCGGCGAACCATTGGTAAATACCTGGGAAGACGCGATGCGTTTTCAAATGTTAAATCATGTCAAAGTATATTAGTGTCAAACTTCAACAAGTTATTAATAATAGGCGATAGTTTTTGCCAACATCGAGACAAGGACACTGACTGGCCAATGCACCTGGAAAAGTTGCTCGAGTGTGAAGTATTGGGGGCCGGTCACTCCGGGTGTTCCTGGTGGTCTAGTAGAAATTATCTCAATGACTATAAACTGGATCGGTCAACAACAATCTTACTTGTAGTACACACTGAAAGTATTAGAATTCCCAATGACTATAATTATCCAGTTAATCCGGGCATTGCATTTACCACTGCTGGCTCAGCCGGCGACAGCTTAAAAGACAACCCCGAAATCAGGCAAGTTGCATCCGACTTTTATACTAGCAAATTATTTTCTACGGCATTTTACCAATGGGCCCAGGATTCCTGGATCAATGAATTAGATTCAAGCAAAGACTTTTATGCTACACTGCACATCCCTGCTTTCAACCTGGTTAACTTAACTGGTGTTAAAAACGGTGTAGTAATAATACCAGGTGGCACATTTGCCTCTTTGAGAGATATTAGCAACGCCGAAGTAGGGAATACGACCTGGGCGGGCCCGGATTCTAGAAGCAATCACTTTAAGGACTTTAACAATGTTAAATTTGCAGAAGCGATAGCTGACACTATTAAAAATTTATCACCAGGTGCTGCTGGTCACTATACTTTTAACAATATGTCAGAATGGGATCTGACTCCTGTGAAATTTACCCGACCAATTTAGATTAGGATATATTAATGTTTAAAAAATTAGTTATAATTGGCGATAGTTTCTGTGCGGACCGCCTACTAGAAACTGATTGGCCATTGAGACTTGCAAATATGTTCAAAGTCCCATTGAGCGGTAAAGGTTTAAGGGGCCGCGGCTGGTGGGCGTGCCGAGACTGGATTCAGAAAAATACAAACAGCTTAGATCAAAACACAGTGTTAATCATTTGTCATACTTCTTACCAAAGATTACCGCATAGAACACATTTACCAATCAATGCAGGAGTTTTGCACACAGAAGTATCAAGCCAGAAAAATGATCTATTACAATTTGATCCCGAAGGTGAACTTCATCGACTGGTAAAAGAATTCTATCAATCTGACTTGTATGTTGACGAATTTTATAATTGGGCCTGGCAAGCATGGCTAGCAGAAGTTAACAAACTTGCCACTAAAGTTAATAAAATTATTCATTTACCGGGGCCATGTGTAATGCCCAGCTTCGAAAATCCGTATAGAAATAGTATTGTTGTTGAACCAACTGCCAAGTACAAAGGCCTTATGGAATTATCAAAAAAAGAATTACGCATTCCAGAAGTACTAGGGTCAGATGTCAGACACAACCATCTCAGTACGCACAATAATTGCAAACTGGCAGAAGCACTTTATACTATAATTGCTGCACCGCCAGCAGTAAACAATGACACTGTTCATTTTTCCAATTTTAACGAATGGTCTTTTAAAGGTGATGAGTTTGTTATAAGAGACCATTCATTGAACGTATAAATAACAATATGAAAAAACTACTAATTTTAATCACAGTAATGACATTGTGTGTGAGTGCTTTTGCACAAAAGAAAACTCCCGAAATGAAGGTATACGACTTTGCTGTTACTCGCGTCATTGACGGTGATACAGTTGAATTTGCGGCACCATTTCTACCATTGCCACTTAAACCCAAATTGGCAGTGCGAGTATTTGGCGTTGATACCCCGGAAAAGGGATTCAGAGCCAAGTGTGAGTCAGAAGCTAAACGTGGAGAAGCTGCCAGTGCTTTCACAAAGAAAGTTATTACTGAAAGTAAAACGGCTCGAATTGCGATCATTGACTGGGACAAATTCGGTGGCCGTGTCCTTGGAGATATCATTTTAGACAACAACGTAAGTCTACGTGCTTTATTAATACAAAATGGCTTTGCCCGTGAATACTACGGCGACGCAAAACAAAGCTGGTGTAATTAATCAAATTTTGGTAGTAATATCCCTACTTATCTAAGACATTAACATAGTACATAAGTAAAATTGCCTTTAACGGCACCGCTAGACAGGGCACATTGGTTGCCCTGTTTTCTTGACAACGTATAAGTATTTTGCTATAATAATAAGATGAAAGTTATTAATGTTATTGCTGGCCCAGGTGTAGGTAAAAGCACTCTAGCGTCAGGCTTATATCATGAAGCCAAACGTAGAGGGTGGAATGTAGAATTGGTTACGGAAGTGGCCAAGGACCTAGTTTGGGAAGGTAGGCAATGTGCATTGAGCAATCAGGCCTATGTATTTGGACGTCAAGTTCAACGTATACATAGATTAGCGGGGCAAGTCGATTATGTAATAACTGACAGCCCTTTCTTATTAAGTGCCATCTATGCACCGGATGATTATCCAAGTGCATGGGAGGAGGTAGTAGTAGAACTTTGGAAACGTTACGATAACAGCGTGGCATTTTTGGAGCGCGGCCCTTGGTTTACAGAAACGGGTCGTGTGCATAATCTTCAAGCGAGTTTGGAGATCGATCAGAGGATTGCGGTGCTCTTGGACAAGCATAACATAACCCACACTCAGGTTAGTTATGGATACCAGAGCCCAGGTGAAGTCTTAGACAGTATTTTATTGTCAAAGGCCTGACTGGAGGTAATCCCAATGAAAGGAGATGTAATATGCATGTAACCTTGAATAGCAACTTGGGCATGACAAAACAAACTATTGAGCGTTTGTTTATTAAAGCAATTTTAATTGCTTTGATTTTTATAGTGGTTTTTACAGCAGTGTTTGATAGTCGACGTTTTGTTATGTCATCTATGTTCAAAGATACTGAAATGGAAACAGTAAGTGATTGGGTAATTAAGCAATTTCATACAGGCAAAAAAGAAACGTTAGAGGAAAGATTGAAACGGTTGATACGATTCAATTTGGAATCAACCGGCGGGATAAAAGCTGCACTAGCAGATACATCAGTGAAATGCCTGGCCGAAAATGTCTATTATGAAAGTCGTGGAGAACCTTTAGAAGGACAATTGGCAGTTGCTCATGTGACAATGACACGTCTGAATGAAGGCTATGCACGTTCGTTATGTGGCGTAGTGAAGCAACGTAATCCTAACGGTTGTCAATTCGAATGGGTGTGCAGATCAGACCTGACCCAGCCAGGAGGACATGCCTGGACCCAAGCAGTCGGAGTTGCACTTGTAACACTAAACGAAGGCAAAAGAATTGGAGATCCGACCAATGGTGCAAGCCACTTTCACGCTACACATATTGATTGGCAACCAAATTGGAAACGAGTAAATAACTCAGTGCGCCAAATTGGCAATCATATTTTTTATAGAGTGAAACCACAGGAACAAAAATGAGAAAATTATACGCAGCAAGATTGTTAGAAGTACGTAATACAGATACACTGGACGTAGAACTAGATCTTGGCTTCAATGTGTACACACGCCAGAAGATCAAACTGTTTGGCGTTTCTAGTGCAGGCAAAGATTCAGATGTAAAGCTGGTACTAACCGAGCTTTGTAAGAATGGCTTTATAGTAGAACCTATTATAACCAAACGTGCAAAGCTAGGTCGCGTACTAGGATGGGCATACATTGCCGATTCAGCTGGGGAACCTGGACTGAATCTTAATCAAGCATTAGTTGAACAAGGCCTAGCAACCTCCTTCCAAGCGCCCGAAGAAGAAGAGGAAGAATAATGTACGAGCCTGGCTTGACCGCCCGTAAGATTGCCACCTTTGATTCTGCAATTTTTGACGCATATCGACAGTGGGAAACTACTTGGGACTGGGATCCAGTTAATCAGCCGACGAGGTACATCAGGGGCGATGGCACACATTTAATCTACCTGCCAGTTAACGAATTACGATCTAAGACCTTTTCATCATTGATGGTTGGATATCCAAATGAAATTTGGGCAATGTGGGAAACTTTACTCAAGCCACATTGTGAGTATCTAGCAAGCCAAACTGGTATAGACGATCCTATCGTCGTGCAGGCAGACATTGCACGTATGAAGCCGAGAACTGGCAACACCGTAATGCACACCGACACACGTTTTAATCAACGCTATGCAAGACGATATAATATTGCTATCAGTACTAATACAGATTGTTGGCTGTACCACTACAGTTATGATTTAAATAGCGATGGGAAACGGGATCATATCAACGAAGGCGAACTATGGGAATTAAACAATAAAATTATCCATACCGCTGTCAATGCTGGCGATACTTGGAGAACACATTTAGTAATTGACGTGATGCCAAGAAACTATTATAATAAAATGTGTGAGCTTTATAATCCATATGCAAAGGTACCAAACCCGCAGGGCAAGAATACAACTTTTGATTATGATATTGCAGGCAACTTAATACACAAACCTCTATTTGAGGACCTACCACACTGCTTTCCAGCAAGGACACACATATAATGAAATACACATTTACAGATAAGCTAATAGCATATCTAGCTTTATTGAGCGGACTAAGCATCAGTGCAGTTGCCATTTACTACAGCGTAGCAGGTCTTGTTAGTATCTTTTCAGCCGCTGTAATTCCTATTGTTGTTATGGGCGTTACATTAGAAATTAGTAAGTTGATTGCTACCATGTGGTTAAAAATCAATTGGACTCGTGCGCCAATGTTTATCAAAGCCTACATGTCTGCGGCTATTGTAATCCTAATGATTATCACCAGCATGGGCATCTTTGGCTTCTTATCCAAAGCACACAGTGATCAAAGTTTAGTGAGTGGAGATGTACAGAGTAAGATCTCGGTGTATGATGAAAAAATTAAAACAGCAAAGGATAATATAGATGCAAACCGCAAAGCACTTAAACAAATGGATGAAGCAGTCGACCAAGTTATGGGCCGCAGTAGTGATGAAAAAGGTGCCGATAAAGCAGTTTCGCTACGTAGAGGTCAAGCTAAAGAGCGTGCTCGTTTACTATCCGACATCACCGCCGAGCAGAGAACAGTTGCACAGCTTAATGAAGCTCGGGCACCCATTGCAGCAGAGGTACGAAAAGTTGAAGCAGAAGTTGGCCCAATCAAATATATCGCAGCCTTCATCTACGGAGATAACCCAGATGCCAACGTATTAGAAAAGGCAGTAACATGGGTGATCATTATTATCGTTGCAGTATTTGACCCGCTTGCAGTTATCTTATTGTTGGCAAGTCAGTACAGCTTTCAATGGTTTAGAAAACCCACAGATGACGAACCAGTTGCAGAAGAACAACCCAAAGACGATTTTAAATTCTTAGCTGAATATAAAGAAACACTTAAAGGTAAACCTGCGGATTACGATTTCTTTACGGGTCTGCACGGAACACCTCCGCCATATCCATTGAGCGATGCTGAAATTGAAGAAGTTACTAAAGCATTTGAAGAAGCTAAAAAGAAAGTACATGTTGAAGATATTGCAGAACAGAACGTTTCTCATCCTTATGATGTGCCGCCAGCAGCTGGAGTGACACTGCTCCCATTGATCCCAACATTTAATGAGTTAAGCAAAGAAGATGTTGCACGATTGGAAGCTGGCCAAGATTTAGACTTTGCACCTCCAGGCACGCCCGGTGAAGCGTGGTCTGCTCCAAACGAACAGCAGGCCACTGACAATTCAGATAAAATACATATAGCAAGTAAAGAAGATATTGCTAAACAAATGCGTAGCAGTGGATGGTTCCACGCTGTATTTCCTAAAAAAGATAACACATAAGAAAGATTATTTTGAGTGATTCAAACGTTTACATTGTAAGTCCCCCAACTTTACACATGCCCAGTGGCGGCCTGGCATTTTGCTTAATCAGTAATGACCCAGTCTGGCAAGACTCAATTATTAATTATTTAGAAACAAACATTCAAAATCAACTAACGTTTTATGCAACTGAAACTAGCACCAAGGATCCCAAAGCATGGGTGTGGTATTGGCATGTAGTTGACAACTGTGGTATGATCTTTGTTGATCTTGCCAGTTGCACCGAGCATGAAGTTAGAATGGCAATGGCAATGTCTAAATTAGACCAGCCAGTTATATTTCATGTCAAACCTGGCAACGATGAATTTATTGCATTGCTTAACGCAGTAAGCATTCCTTCGTTTGAAGACATGGATCATCTGGCAGCATTATTGGAGAATGGCATTGGCGGATAAATCACCATCATTGAGTTGCAGTTTTTGCAACAAACATCGAGATGCAGTTAAGGCATTAATTGCAGGTGATAAAGCATATATTTGTGATGAGTGTATACAATTATGTTTAACAGCAATGTCCGTGGCGCCCGCTGCCTCATTTAATGATAGTTCAACACCATCACAAATTAAAACATATCTTGATAGATTTGTCATTGGACAAGATCTTGCCAAGCGTAGTTTAAGTGTAGCGGTACGCAATCACTACAAACGATTAAGTCAAGGCGAAAATGATCTTATTAAGAAATCCAATGTGCTGCTAATTGGGCCAACTGGTTCAGGCAAAACATTGTTAGCAAAGAAACTTGCAGAAATGCTTAATGTTCCCTTTGCAATGGCCGACGCTACTACACTAACTGAAAGTGGTTACGTAGGTGATGACGTAGAAAGTGTTATACATCGCTTACTACAAAGTGCCAATGGTGATATTAAAAAAGCTGAACAAGGTATTGTTTACATTGACGAGATTGATAAGAAGGGTCGCAAAAGCGAAAGCTCTAGTATCACTCGCGATGTGTCGGGCGAAGGTGTACAGCAAGCACTACTAAAACTTATCGAAGGTACCGAATGCCGTGTTCCCCAAGGTGGCGGTCGTAAGCATCCTGGCACCGAAACTAATGTAGTAAACACAAAGAATATTTTGTTTATTCTGGGCGGGGCATTTGTTGGCCTCGACGAGCAGGTAAAGAAACGTATGACTGGTGGAGCACGTATTGGCTTTGGTGCTGAAATTGGTGCTGCTGACGTTAATACTGATCAATGGCTCGCTGAAGTAGAACCAGAAGATTTTGTCAAGTTTGGTATGATTCCAGAGTTTATGGGACGTATCCCAGTTATTGCTGCTCTTGACACACTGACTCCAGAAGACCTAGTGCGAATCATGCGTGAACCCGATGACAGTATTGAAAAAGAATATCAAGCAATTTTTGCGCTAGATAAAGTAGAGATTGAATTTACAGCAGATGCTTGTACTAGCATTGCTAATCTAAGTATAACTAAAAAGACCGGGGCTCGTGGCATTCGCAACATAATTGAGCAAATTCTATTAAATATCCAGTTTAATCTGCCTGAATTAGCGGCAGAAGGGTTAAGTAAAGTTATAATTACTGAACAGACTGTGGTAGACCATAATCCTGTTTTAATTTACAAAACTATAAAGAACGTTGCATAATATGAGCTTGGATAAGAGACGCCCTACAAAGGGTACAACAGTAATCGTCAGAGATGATCAAGTAGAGAAAGCACTACGTAAGTTTAAAAAGAAGATTCAAGATAGCGGTAAGCTAGAAGAACTTCGCGAACGCGAGTCATACGAAAAGCCAACTACTGCAAGACGGTTAGCAAAAAATAAAGCCGTGCGACGCCAGCAAAAACAAGTTGAGTCTGACGAGATAGCTGGTAAACGTGTTCCGCGAGACGGTAAACTCAAGCGGATGTATTGAACTTGACAAATAGTTAGAATATAAATATAATAGTATATGTTAGTGCCAAGAGGGCTAACATTACACAGCAAGGTCCACGATGGACTTGCTATTAAACTCGCTTAATAAGGAGATTATTATGACTAATCTAACTCTGACCCCGTACCACAAAATTGGTGTTGGTTTTGATCGAATGTTCCACGAACTAGATCGACTAATGCAACTTGGCAGCAATGCAGCCAATGGTGGTTATCCCCCTTTCAACCTAGAAAAAACTGGTGACTCGCAATATCGTATTACGATTGCAGTTGCTGGTTTCAATGAGGACGAAATTGAATTATCACAAACAGAAAATGTTCTAATCGTCATTGGAGAAAAACATACTGCTGTCGACGATGAGTCAACATTCCTATATCGTGGTATTGCTAACCGTAGCTTCAAACGTGAATTTGTTTTAGCAGATCAAGTTGAAGTTAAGACCGCTGGTCTTAAAGATGGTATGTTGATCATTGAGTTGAAGCAACTGGTACCCGAAGAACATAAACCAAAAAAAATTCCCTTGTCCAAGGGATAATTTAACCTCAGCTGGGGCCTGTGCCCCAGCTAAATATCTTACATAACACGGACAGCTTAAAATGACAGACACTGCAATTCAAACAATTAATAAAACAGACCTCAACGTTAAAGAACCCGAACGATATAAGGTTGTCATCTTGAATGATAATTCTACTCCAATGGAATTTGTAATCGAGTTGCTTAAACTTATTTTTCATCTTAACCAGGAAGCAGCCGTCGCAGTTATGTTACAAGTTCACCAGCTTGGCAAGGGCACAGCAGGAATTTATACATACGAAGTTGCTGAACAAAAAGCAATGGAGTCCACTCAGATTGCACGTACCAATGGACATCCATTAGGAGTGTCAGTTGAACTTGCAGGATGATTTAGAAAATGTATTAATCATTGATATTGATGATACGTGTGTCGACACGCTATCTTCTTTTATTAAATGGTTAGCTACTCTGGGCCGTCTCAAGAAAATTGAGATCGGACGAGTAATTGAAGATCGAGAAAATTTAGGCGATTGGTTGGGTATACCCAACGAATTGGTTGCATTATGGTTAAAAGAATTCAATGAATATTCATGGCAATGGGGCGCAATGCACCCGTGTCTACTAGCAGAAAAAGTTCTGCCAACGTTGGCAAATAATGGCTGGCACATCATTGGATACAGCAAGGCTACATCTGAACTAAGCAGAAGTGTATTGCGCAGAGCTAATTTAGAATTATTGTTTCCTGGTGTGTTCAAAGAATTGTTTGTTGTTAAGCGTGATGCAAATATATATTCAATGCTAAAAGAATATGATGATGCAATATGCGTTACTTCTACAATTTCGGGGGCACAAGCCTCTGCACAAGTAGGCCATGCAACATACCTTATGCAACATCCATGGAACAGCAACTTCTCGGGGTTGTCTGCTCGTAAATTCAAAAATTGGAAAAGCATTGAAGAAGTATTGTTAAAAATACCAGCAACATAATCATTAACTAAACTATGAGCATAGTACCACCACATAAAATAACATGGGTAGAAGCAGATAAACAAACACTTCGTTTAACTGGGCAATACCAGCAACTTCCGCCGGGTACAAGTCCCAAAGAAGACTTAGAGTTTTGGGCTAACTTAGGAGATCAATCTCTTGCTGTTATGCTGTTAAATGGTAGCAAGCCATGGAACCATTATGCTAAAATTGGTAATCGAGTTGTTGAAGTACCAGCGCATATCGATCTTGGATTTTTAACACACATCAGCCCAGCCGCCTGGCCCGAGTTATCTTTCGTTGATCATAAGTGGACTCCTATACCCTGGGTGCCACTTGATATTCCTAAAATTGAACCCGATGATTGGGATCTGTTTTGGCAGCTATGGAATGAAAAAAATGCAGACATCACCCGCGGCAATCCTAAAGAAAGCCAATACTGGAAAGGACTGTGCTGCTGGTTAAATCCCGAAATTGATCATACTAAGTTCAACTACAGCAACACAGTAATTGATGATTGGTCTAAGCACTTCCCTAAAATGTTTGAACAGATTTTTAATTGCTTACCTTTTTACAGCATTGAGAAAGTTGTGCTATGGTCAAACATTAATGAAGTCAATCCACACTTTGACCCAGATGCTGTTATATATCCGTTCCCCGATAGTTTACGTATCATGCTGTGGAACACCAATGATCAACCAACGTTTTATGTAAACAAGTGGCCTAAGAGAACATCTGACTTTAATCCGCCGTCGGTCAAAGTTCGCACTGGCGGCTCGGGGTATGGTATTAAATCAGCTCGTGTCCCGCAAGAAGATAGGATGTATGTTAACATTCCCACAGACACAAATACATTTGTCTTTAATAATGGTGCATTCTTGCATGGCGCAGATTTAGCTAAGCCAAAGATTATCATGGCCGTTAAAGGCAGACCAGACATATACAAGTGGCTTCGAGCATTAGAAACAAGTTATGAAAAGTATAAGGACCAAATACCAAAATGTTAATAGTTGAACGCAATACATTACCACTGGATAAAACAGTGTCTGCAAGTCTAGATCGACTTGCATTTTTTAGAAAAAGTCCTTTGCAAAGTCAAGAGAAGCGTAGCATAGTTAAACTTGACCTGGCAGGAATTGATTTCTCACAGGTATTGGTATCAACACTTGAAACACTAGAGTTGTACGGCAATTACAATTATAGATTAGGGGTCAGTGACAACGGAACAGATCGAGTAGATCCCGGATACGCAGGCATCGGGTTGACATACAATCCTGATCACAGTGAACGCAATGATTGCAATGTTCATCAGCAGGTACAGGGGAACTTTAAACCTGCCAAGGAACGAGAAAATCCATTTAGTGTATTAACACCCGAAGAAGGTAGAAAATATGCGACTAAAAATTCTCATTATGACACCTACGGGTTATGCTATAGAACTCCTGCAAGCAAGCACGGCTATTTAGGTCAGTTCCTAGACACATGCAGCCGTACAATGGTGCGTTCAGCAGTACGCATTATTAACTCTGAAGCAACTGGACCAGCAAATGTTAACGGTGAAAAGCGAGCCGGCGTAACTTGGCATCGCGACGAGTCAATGTTTGAAAACTTACGTGTTAATATTCCACTTATAACTAACCCAAACTTTGTCTTAGAGCAAGAAGGAACTCCGCCTGTACATTTAGCAGCTGGAAGTGCTTACAGCTGGGACACTAACATTTTACACAGGGCTTACGCACTAGAGCAAACAGCAGAACCATTTAGTCGTATACATCTGATGTTGGGGTTTAGTTGCTGGTGGGACTTCAATGAAGAAACAGGCAAGTGGAGCCAAAATGAATTTTTTGGTAAGAAACACCCTAAAGACATGCTAATTGATGGAGATGTTATACCCGGACTCAAATTAGATTTAGACTTTAGTTAACATAGCATATAATGCGTAGCAGATAGGTAGTTTAAGTATGGTTATAGTTTACTAAGTATTAGTACTTGCTAGGAGGTACACTGCCGTGGTAAATGACAAGATTGCAAAAACCAAACTGTTTAGGATGGTTCAAAGTTTTGACGAGCATGATGCTAAGTTTAGACCTACTATAGCTGATTGTAGGGAAGCATTTAGAAACATTAATCGCAATGTGTTCAACAACGAACTTAAAATGCCCAATTTTAGACTAGTGTATACTCGAGCATTTTGGGGAGAGTGCCAGGGCTTGTCAGATGATAATACACAAGTTAAGATGAAAATTAACAAAAGCTTCTTAAGCAAACGTCTATTCATCAATACACTTGCACATGAGATGGTGCATCAATGGGAATGGCTTGTCAATGAAAACATGACGCACGGACCAGAGTTTTTCCAATGGCGGCCGCCACTGGCAAAATATAACATTACACTCAGCAGAAGTTATAGAATCAAACACTACCGTTTAGACAAAGTTTAATCCAATACACATTTGAGTAAACACGGTTATCAATTCAATGATAACTATCTACATGAATGTATTCAATCAACACAATCCTAATGCAGTACAAGGTGCTGGTGTTAGCGGTAGCCGCCAAGGAATAGGCAATGTCAATCCTGCTATCCTTGCTGCTGAAATGGCATTAAGTCAAATTGGAAATTTTGAACCACTTGATTATAAACTTGACACGGCAGGCATTGAAAATGTTATTGCCAGCAAGTATAGCAATGATTGGGTAGATTATTTGCCGCGCACTGATCGCCCAAACAATCGTAGATCAATGACATTGACAACGATTCCTGGTTGGGATCATCGTCAAGCCCCAAGTATTCCAGAGGCAACAAATGCATTAGGTCGCACTCCCAAAGAAACAGAATTCTGTGTGCCTACACAGTTATATCATGATTGCAATCAGTCCAGCCCAGGGCTGATAAGCCTTAAAGATTTCTTAGATGAATGGCAACCACTTGGTCGATCCTTCATTATCAATTCAGGAATTGGCGGGTACTTTGTCCCGCATCGCGATCACCCAGGAATGCCAAGGCCATGCTTTCGTCTTGTGGCATTCCTAAAGAACTGTGGTCCATATGAATATGACTGGCTAATGGATAATCACAGCAAGGCAAACATTGAAATTGGAAGAGTGTATTATGTAAACACTCGTCTGACTCATAGGACAATTAGCTGGACGCCCGAGTCCTGGCACCTAATTTTAAATGTACCATTTACAACAGAGAATGTAGATCGCGTATTGAAGCACTTACAGCACAGGCATTAATGATAGTATACACAGGCCCCAATGGCGACAAACGTCAAATTGAAATTAAATTTCCCGAAGGTAAGAAACGCATTGGCGTAATGTTAAGTGGTGGTGCTGATTCGGCTATCCTACTTTATTTGCTGGCGTTAGAACGTAAGATGGCAGGAAGCAATCAGGAGATTGTCGCATTTACTGTTGCAAGGCCAGATGGAGCTTGGAACTATGTTGAGGCAATTGTTAATAAGATTAATGCAATGCTTGCCATTGATTTATCAGCACCAATTCAAGTCGGTGATGCTACGCTGCATCATAGTGAGCAAGGTCGTAGCGGGGAACTCGAGGCCCGCAGCAAATATAAGATTGATCATTTTTATTATGGTAGCCAGCAGCATCCACCAAAAGAGCTGATCACCTTGCCCGGCGAATATCCCAATCGTCCAGATAAGATTGAACTGTCTGGTACTACAATTCCGTTTGCATTAGTTGACAAGCGACATACATTAGGATTGTATGAAGTATTCCAAGCGTGGCCTTTAATTGAACTTACCCATTCATGTACCGCACTGACAGAAGGCAGATGCGGGGAATGTTATAACTGCAAAGAACGCGAATGGGCGTTGGCTGCATTAGATGTCATTGATCCGGGGTCAATGTAGGGGCACGTTTGTTTATTGTTATTCCGCTGGCCGCTTTGCAATAAAGTTGTGGGCATGTTATATCTTTTTCACGTAGTGCAAACGTGTCAATCTCACCTAGTCTTTTAATGTGGCAAACTGCGTAAACACTTCCGTCAAAGCTGACACGGATACCATCTCGGCCAGCACTGCATGACCAGCCCGTGAAACTATTCTGTCCAGCATTTATTAGATCAAATGCATTTAAGTTAGTTTTTGAACCGTCGTCGTAAATTGCGTATACTCGTTTTCTTCCGTCCTTACCTGCAATTCGACTTTGTTCTACTTTGATAAAGTCAAGTTGCCCTTGGTAGTAATTATCAAAAGGCTTTCCACTTGTTGGACCATTTGAATGATCAGTTAGAATCTTTGCGTTAATGCGATTATGCAGCGTAGCGTCCAATGAATTTTTTACATTGATAACCCAATCCCAGTTATCTGGATCGCACATTAAATTAAACACTAAATCAACATCGTTCTCGAGTAAAAACAGTCCCAATTCGTTTATCTTTTCAAGTTTACTAAATTCTGGGTGCAGGGAAATTGTCACTTTGTCAGGTAAGGATTTCATATCTCGCCACCAAGCAGCACTGCGACTGCCATTGGTGACAACTTCAATTGAGCCGCTGCCTGACATACGTTCAATGATTGTTTTAAATTTTGGGTGCAGTGTGGGTTCGCCGCCTGAAATGGTCATATTTAAAAATCTGCCATTTAAGTGCTTGGTCAGTACATTCTCAATGAAAGTGTCAATTTGACTATCAGTTGGAAACCCAGGTTGTTCCCCGCGAGCATAAGTTCCAACATGCAGATTATCTGGACAATAGCTGCATTTAAAGTTGCACATGTCTGTTAGGGTCCAATACACGTATAGTGTGTCTGTGCCGCGCACAATTTCAGTTAATTTTTTCATAGTTGTGGAGATATTTTTGTTATTGCAAGATCACCGGGGCATTTGCAGTATGGTACACGACACGTCAACATATCAGTAATTGGTTTAAAATCTTTTATGTGGCCTAAATTCTCAGCCTGGCAGATACCAGCCCACACTGTGCCGTTTGGAGTAACTTTGAAGCCATCTCGTCCTGCACTGCACGACCACCCTTTGAACTGGTGTTGATTATTATTGATAACTTCAAACTGCCGTAAAGCTGTAACAGACCCATCGTCATAAGTGACTCGGCTTATTAAATGTGGGGTCGCTTTGCGTTTCGTTGATTGAGTTTTCTTAATAAACTCTAATTGTTCCGGGGCATATTCGTAAAGTTGCCCTGAGGTATAGCCAGCATCAAAGTTATGTCTGGTCAATATCTTTGCGTCTATTAGTTGATGCAAAGTTGAATCTAATGTGGATTGCACACTAGTGACCCAGTCCCAATTAGCAGGATCTGCTACAAGATTGAAACGTACATCAACACCTGCAGAATCTAAATAGAGTGCAAGCTCGTTTATTTTTTCTAAATTTGTAAACTCTTGGTGCAGAGAAATTATAACTTTATTTGGCAATGTAGGTAAATTCTTCCACCAGGCCAATGGTCTACTTCCATTAGTGATTGTTTCTAAAGTTGAACCTGGAAACTCTGCAACAGCTGATAAAATAGTTTCATACATTGGGTGGGTTGTTGGTTCGCCTCCAGTTAAACAAACCGTTAGTAGTTTATCTTTGGAATAAGTTCGCAGCGAAGCCAGAAACAGTTGAATATCAACGTCACTGGGAAAGTCTTTGCTTTTTTGATAGTGGCCTTCGTGCAGTGTTGGGCAGCAATAACTACATTCAAAGTTGCAATAGTCTGTCAGTAGCCAATACAAATACACATAGTTGTCGCGGCGAATTTCAATAATTTTTTTCATAGTGCTGAAGTAAATATACTTAGCCCCAATTTCTTCGCTATGCCTTGCCGTGGAAATGCACTGCTAACATGCAATCTATTACGAGGAAAAGTAATAGGGACTCCAGGAATCCATTGAAAACTCTTATCAACTGATAATCCAACGAAGTTGCTGGGATTCAGATGAGGGCATTGGTCTATTAGAATACCATCTATTGTTTCCTCATCGTCGCAATTTCCAACTTCTCTATAGTCCTTGACAACTATATTGTATTCGTTTGGTTCGTCGGGGCTACCGCGTAAAAAGAATGCTGCATCTCCAGCCCAAGTTTGATTTAAGATTAATAATCTAACATTGTCGTAGTTAGGCACGCAATTGGGTTTTGCTTCCATTGCCAATGGAAACACAAATGTTTGCAGCACTTTTTCAGGTCCATCTTTGCCAGTGTCGGCATGTACGCGATATCCGGTGTTAGTTTCAAAAAAGTTGCCGCCTGTTGCAGCCCAAGTTCCACTGCCCAATACATTATCTATTATAGGCTTTACAATTTCCAATGCTGGCCCTATATCTAATGCAAATGCACGCCCTGGGTATTCTTTGTATTCGCTATTCAACTTGAAACACGAAATCAGTGCAAGTCGCTGCTCGTTTGTTAATGGAGGTAATGGTTGTGGGTTAATCATAATTTAAATTCTGCATCAATATCTGCAAGTACTTCAGCTGACAATTTTATAAACTGAGATTGAAAATTCGATTCAATGTGATGTAGATTTCTAGACGTTGGTATTGTGATAACATCGTCTCTTTGGACGATCCAGGCCAGGGCCAGCTGAGTTGGGTCATAACCATGCTTGTTTGCAATACCAGTATATACTGGGTTCGTCAATAAGTTGTTTCTTTTATCATTCAATGGACTATATGCCATTGTGGTGATATTGTGTTCTCTCTGCCAATCTAAATAGTATCGTTCAGGGTCCCTAGCAGCGATTGAATAGTGTGTTTGATTAGTCACAACCGAATCGGTTATGCCCATTGACTTTTCTGTCTGCTGCCATTCTAATAGATATCGTTTATTGAAATTGCTTACACCGTAATTTTTAATCAGCTGCTGATCTTTGAGTTTAACAAATGCTTCGATAATGGGTTCAAATGCCAATTCCTTTGGATCTCTCCAGTGCAGCAAATATGTATCAATGTAATCACACCGCATTCTGCTTATACTGTTGACACAGGCATTCACAATACTGCTCACTGAGTTTGCGTTTTTAGGCAATACTTTAGAAACAATATGCAGTGCATTTCTGTTTTTATTTTCAGATAATACTTCGCCGATAATCAATTCTGATTTACCGTCGCCATACTGTTCAGCAGTATCCAATACTGTATATCCAACTTCAATTGCATAATGTACTGCATCTTTTCCGCGACGCCATTCCTCAGCACGCATATTAGGGGCTAAATTGCCTGTACCAAACCCCATTTTTGCGTTAAAATGATTTTTCATAGTAGTACTTATGTTGCAAAAATACAACGGAAAAATACTGCAAACCGGTTGACAATTGGGCCAGGGCGCAGTATAATTAACACTTAAACAGCAAACGGGAGACCCAAATGATTACACTCAAACAAGTCCAAAGCATTTTTAAACAACACAACCGATCAGCTCTGACTCGAAAAGGTTTTAAAAACGAACGGATTGTGACCAGCTATGTAAGCAGTAGAGAGTCAGCAACCGATTTGATTAGAGATTTAGAGCAGGCTGCAGGGCCGGAAAACATAGATGTTGATCGCTCAGACAAGGACGGCATCATTGCAGTTTCTGTGCGATGCATCCTGGCGTAATTTTTCAGACAAAACGGTTGACCTTTATTCACCGAAATGCTATAATTAACACTTAAACGGCAACAAGGAGAGCAGCATGAATATGAGCTACTGCATGTTTCAAAATACCGCAATTGATCTGCGTCACTGTGTGGAGGCCATGGATGCAGCAGACACCATAGAGGAACTGGATCTGAGCCGTGACGAAAAACGCAGCTACGACCTCATGCGAGAATACTGCGAAAACTTTTTGAACATTGCTGAACGACTGGATCATGCCGAAGCCTTGGGAGTCGAAGAATGAACGAACATCTAATCAGGAAAATCGCAAATCAATCATCAACCTATGCCGAGGATACGGTTGAATATTATGGCGGCATTGCCGCTGACGGTCTGACTTGGGATTCTAAGATTCTCAAGTCCCGAGACTTGAAGTTCGCCGAATTGATTGTGCGGGAATGTGCTGATTTTATTGATGCACACAAACGGGTTGACGAATACGGTCTAGCATGTGATATAGTATATGGTGAAGATTTGATGAAACATTTAGGATTTGGAAAATGAACACACGAATTCGAGAACTACTGAAACAGGCAACTAAAACAGTTGATCCCGAAAACCGTGTATGGGTGTTTTCTAAGGTTGACCAAGCAAAGTTCGCCGAACTGATTGTGGCTGAATGTTTGGCCCAGGTTGCTAAGGTGGATGACATGTTGGAAGATGAGCCTGCACAACATGCGGCAGTGGCCTGGGTGGCCTCGTCGATTGCAGACCATTTTGGAGTTGCAAAACCACAGTCAGACTGGGATCAAGAAGCAGCTGAATTTATTGCGGCAGAGGATAAAAAGGTTGCCAGCAGATACGGATATGTCCCAAAACTACATCCCTCAGAATGGAAAGACTAAATGAACACACGAATTAAAGAACTACATAATCAGGCTTGTAGATTTGATATGGAACATTACCCAAATGCTATTCCAGATGGAGAAAGAATCCAGCAAAAGTTCGCCGAGTTGATTGTGACGGAATGCTTGCGGCAGGTTGAAGAACAATACAAGCCTGTGTTGGAAGATGAAGTCATGATGAAGGACACGCATTGGGGTGGATATGTCCAATGCGGTGTTGATAGTTATGTGGCCATTAGAGAACATTTTTTTGGAGTTGAAGAATGAACCTACGAATTCGAGAGTTGGCTGAACAATGCTGGGACAAGCGTCCAGAAGACCAACTACATTTTGACAACGAAAAATTCGCCGAGTTGATTGTTAAGAAATGTATGGATGTTGCCAAGTATCACACACCCGACACAGAAGAATGTGAATATACATGGTTGATCCATGACAAGATTGAAGAATATTTCGGAGTAGAAGAATGAAAAAATTTACTGATGTTTTGGAAGAGTATTTGTATGAGCGTGATCGCCAGAACAGTAACTATTATGATAACCGCTACATCGGCGAAAGAACCCAAGGGCGATATCATATGGAAGACTTGGCAAAAGAATTGAACAAAATGATTCACGGAGTTAAAGAATGAACAAACGACTTCGAGCTCTTGCTGAAAAAGCAAACATTGAGTTTACCTATGACCCAACAGAGACACCTATCAGAGCATTTGCCGAGTGTTGGGAAGATGATCTTGAAAAGTTCGCTGACATGATTGTGAAGGAATGTATCGCTCAATGTGAAAGCCAGAACACAGTCATTACCACAGATATAGGCACAGAAGCGTGGGGAGAAATTTCTGATGCGGTAGAGCAGATTAAACGACATTTTTACGGAGTTGCAGAATGAACCAACGAGTTAAAGCGTTATACGATCAAAGTCTCATCCGTGAGCACGGCACAGATTACGAAGGTAATCCCATACTAAAAATAACAATAGATCAACAAAAATTCGCCGAGTTGATTGTGCAGGAATGTGTTGCTATTGCTAATAGACAGTTTAGTGCGGCAACGGGATTAGATGACCGTGACTGTTTGACTGCTCAACAGATGAAACAACATTTTGGAGTTGGACTATGACACAGAACGATTGGGTATTACTAATGTGTCTAGCAATTGGATGGCTACAGGGTCTGTATATTGGATGGTTACTGTGGCGTAGACCACAATTGAAATATCACGGAGTTGAAGAATGAACGAACGATTAAAAGAACTTTATACACAAGTCTGTATGGAACAGAAGCTTCCCTTTACCGTTGAGCATAATAATGCGGTTATGTTGGATGCGTTTGCCAACAAGTTCGCCAAGTTGATTGTGCTGGAATGTTCCAGCATTTGCTACAAGGCATTAGAAAATGGTGATGAGGCTGCTAGCCTTTTGATGAACACATTCGGAGTTGAAGAATGAACGAACGAATTCGAAAACTTTCTGAACAGGCTCATCATAGTACAAGGGATGCATTGATTCATCTCGAACGGGTACATAACAGAACATATGACCTCAATGAAAGTGCAGTAATATACAATGAAAAGTTCGCCCAGTTGATTGTGCGAGAATGTCTCAGAGAATTGCAATATACGGTTCTTGACACACAGGAATTGCGCCGGGACAAAAGTACAGATTATCAAGTAGGTTGGGAAGATGGTATGTTTGATGCCGGGGAAATGATTAAACAACATTTCGGAGTTGAAGAATGAGGATAGAAACAATAACAACAGATCATGAATTTCAATTTTGGGTTATTGCCGAATATGAACCGGGCAAGCGAGTTACCAAAGATATGATAACTTTTGATACTAACCGACCGGATGTTCATGTAAACAAGTATGGCGTGGTACTATTCCGTGATAATGATACAGCACTGAGGTTGTTGAAAAAAGATTTCGGAGTTGAAGAATGATTAACGATATTTTCCTTTGGATGATGACGCTGCCACAGGTTTGGCTACAGGTCATGTGGGTAGGCAGTATTGTTATGCCAATTGTGATAGCAGGCGTTTTTAGGATCATCCAATGAACGAACGAATTCAAGAACTTGCGGTTGAGGCCGGAATGTATGTAGACCTTAACGGTAGTCCGTGGCCGCGAGCCATGTCAGCCGAAGAATGTGAAGCAGCCTATAAAAAGTTCGCCGACATGATTGTTAGAGAATGTTGCCATGTCATGGAATCTTTACCTTCATCGACATATCATGTTGGTCGATCCAGAATGTCAGAAGAAATTAAACAACATTTCGGAGTTGAAGAATGAACACTCCAATTGTACCAGATAATAAATTCAAGTTTTGGGCGGATCCTAGATTTGAAATACTGGCCGAAGTTGACAAATTGTTAAACGGCAGCAAGATTTGGGGCGGTATGGAATGGGTCTATCATCCCATCCATCCTGTGAAATATCAGCCTGTTGCTGACAGGGTTCGTCTAGCATTGGAAGCGTTAAAAGCAGAATATGGAATTGAAGAATGATTACACTGTTTATTTGGACTGTGGTCGGCTACGCTGGTATGAACCATAGCACCAGTACTAAAATGGACTGGCGGGCTTTGGCTCAATTTGAAACAGTCACGCTCTGTGAGGAGGCTGTGCGATCCATGAACCTACAGGACAGGCACCGTTGCCTGAAGACTAAATGAACGAACATGATAGAAAACTACTTAATAGTTATTTCTTTGTCAATGGTGTAATCGCTGTAATTATAGTTATTGGTGCGGCACTGGCAATGTTGATAATCACAGCGTATACCCTTTGGAATATGACATGAACGAACGAATTAAACAACTTGCTGAGCAGGCTACTACTATTGTAGAAATGGTTAGCTCATATGGTTATATGAGCAGTTATGCTAACTTTGACCGAGAAAAGTTTGCCGAACTGATTGTTCGGGAATGCCTGGATCAATGCTATAATCGTGGTATGAACTCTGAATTGTATTCTGGACAGTTGAAAGCCGCAGCATATATTGAAGAACATTTTGGAGTTGAAGAATGACTCCTGCTGAACGAAAAGCCATTCTCAAAGATAAAAAACTACCAATTCGCATCGCCTGGGCGCTGGTGGCCTTTGCTGATCGACTCAATAAGGGTGCTTATATCAAGTTTCCAGAATGCGATGCAGAAACTGGCAATGTGACTCAACGCCCAAATCGCGAACTTATCTCAGATCAAATCACATTAGGGCTATGCGGTCTAACCGAAGCTGATTACACACTTGGAGATAAATTTGCCGAGCATTTTCAAGGTTTGATATTTGATGCACTCGGCGGTAAGTCAACTGAGTTTGATCAAAAAATTATCAACTTAATATCAGAATCTGACATTGAATATCAATCAATGGCATTTTTGGCATGCATGGGTGCTAGATATCATCGTGACACTGTCAAAGAATACAAAAATGAAATGATGTTTAAACTTGGGTCGACAAGTCAACATCAAGGCACCATTGGAGAGCATCTAAGATTAAATGTCACTGTGCTGTCAAAGTATGAAGGTAAAGCATTTCCTGGCTCGGTTGTGCGGGCCACTGACGGCACCAATTTATATTTTTGGTCGTCGAGTAAAATGATTGACATGTGGCCAGATTCGCCTGAGCAGTTTCCCATTGTGGGAGTGGTCAAAGCACACGGGATCGATCGTGACAATTACACAGAAACCAGACTGACTCGAGTTAAGATCACACTGTGAATTTTATCAAGCATAACTAACTTATGCTTAAGGAAAATAAATGACCGCTGCCACTGGATTTGCTGAAATGTTTGAATGGGAAGACGGCAACCCAATGAACGAAGATCGCGGCGGCCGAACTGTTGTGCTAGTTGGCGACAAAATTAGAATAGCAACTGATACCGATATCCCAATTGGAGTTATTGGCGGAGACAACACTGCCATAGCAGCAATTAGCAATGCTAGTCCAATGGAATGGCATGGAAAACATTTACGCGATCCGCTTAATCGGTTGCTATGGGAGCCGCAATCGATGGTAGAGTGGACTGACAACGGATATCGACACTGGTACGAAGCTGATCGTGTTCCCGAAGGCATCACTGTGCCCGAAATTGCCACTTACTATCACGACATATGGAATGGTCATAAACTACAACGAGAAATCCTCAGTGAGGAATTTAAAAATCCTAACAAAACTATTGATCCATACTTGCCCAGATGGGAAAGATCAAATTGGGGTATTGTGGTACTACTAGGTCGTGTTATGATCATTGAAAGCAGCGTGTGCAATTTAAATTGGAAAAAGTTAAAAACAGTATCAGGTACAGTTGGCGGCGAATCTGTGTCAGAGTGGTTAATACACTAAGAGAAAGAAAAATGACAAAATTAAATGAACACGCGACAACAATTTTGATAGGTGGCCTAAAGGAAATGCTTGTCAATAGAAAATATATTTACGTCAGTACTTCAAACCCAAAATTCTCACATTTAGAAGATGCAGGCAAAGAGTTCGTTATAAGTCTAGTAGACACATTGTTGCCACTGCTAGTCGAAGCTAAGGCAGCACAAGCAAAGTTTGATGCAGAAGAACTAATGCTTAAAAAGTTGTCTGAATAAATACAGTATGCAAATACGAAATATATACGACAATTGGGGAACTGAGTTTACGGACATGAGTGATCTGTTTACTCAAAATACAAACGAACTAAGACAATTATTGTACAAGCGCAAGATGCTGGTGTTTCATGCACCAGCCTGGACACCGTGGCAGTTTACAGAGTTTTGCGCTTTGTGGGGACGGCCCTGGTCTGCTGTTGACTATTCGGTGAGCAGAGAAGTATGGCGCCATGCCACCAATCCAATTACACAGGAAAAACGCTTTTACACTGAGATCAGCAATAAGCTCAGTGCCCGCTTAAATGATTACGAAATGCCATGGCATGCTGATATTGCAAATCGAGTCAATGGCGAACTAAGTTTCCCGCACCGCGTTATCTATATGAAGACTGTGCCAAATCCAGCAGCTGGTTTTACAATCTGGCTTGATATGGAAGAAGCATATCCGCAGCTACCAGCTGGACTACGTAAACGTTGGGAAGCAGTCACAGTGGTACAACAAAACTGGCATTGGCCCGGCAAAGACATAATTGAATACCCTTCGATGAAAGTGCATCCAATTACCAAAAAGTTGAGCCCACGCTGCAACTTCCATGGGGTGCCAGATTCTTGGATTATTGATTTGAAACGTGATGGCTACAGCATTGGCACAGGTCTAGTAGAAGAACTAATGGAAGCTATGATGGAAGTTCCTAACAGTGTATATGAGCATCGATGGGCACCAAACGACATTGTGCTCTACGACAATACTCCAAGTGTGCATCGCAGAACGAATCCTAAACTGGCACCTGGCCAAATTAGATCAATGTGGCGGGCCAACATTGATCATGATAAGGCAATTGCTGCAACGTTTTAGGCTTCTAGCTCGCTATCCCAATATAGATAATCTCTCCAGGATTCATGCAAATTTGCATGCTTGCGAGGGATTTTTTTACCTCTAGCATACAAATCCCATGCACTTGGAGGAACAGGTTTTCTCAGAAGCTGCATATGAGACTCGTGCAATAGCTTTGAACCTTTACGGTGATTGCATGGGCCGCATGCTGCAACCACGTTAGTCCATGAACTAACACCGCCAGCTGCACGTGGCAACACATGGTCAAAGGTCAAATGCTTTGTTTCAAATTCCTTTGCGCAGTACTGGCAAGTAAATTCGTCGCGTAGGTAAACATTGTATCTGCTAAAAGTAGGTACTTGATCACGCTTGACATAGTCTTTAAGGGCAACCACACTGGGTAGGCGCCAAATTTCAGTAGCACTATGGATATCAATGTCGTACTCTGCAACCACATTGACACGCCCGGAAATGACTGCTTTGATAGCATCTTGCCAGGTGATCGTGCTTAATGGGTTCATTTGCACTGGTTGAAAGTCTGCGTTGAGCAGAAGGGCTGGGTATTGTCCGTCTAAGATCATATTAATTACTCTGATTACAGTGATACTTATCACTTTGCTATTGTACTGTAAAATGCGAAAGTAAACAAGTGATTTTGCTAAAAATAACAGTTGACACCCTGGTAAAACACTGTTATAATATAGGAACTTAAACAGGAAACAACTCTAATGACTATGCATCTTTGTGGGCCAGCACTGACTACAACTGGCAAGCGAAAAGGTAAGAAAAAGTTTGCCAGTGCGGCCCAGGCTCAAGCTGCCCGCGAACTCGACGCATCTTGGAAAGAGCTTTGTAAACGACAAGGCGTCGAAGAAGAAGAACGCAAGCGTAACCGAGCAATGAAAGCTGAACCTTTGGTTTATTCGTTGTCTGTGCCAGCAGATCGCAATAACGCACACATTAAAAGTTTGAATAGTGGGGCAGGGGTTGCAGTCCTTAAGCCAGTTCCTGTTTACACAGGAGATAAAATGATTGGCATCGGCCAACTACACAAGTCAAATGCAGTGCCTGTATTTCGAGAAGAAGATATTAAAGATATTGCAAGGATGCGGCGATGACCCCGCAAGCACAAGAACTATCAGATAGAATTACAGAGTACCTATTCACCGGCGGCCTTTTTAATCCGGAACTTATGGAACATGAAAAGGTAAGAAATTTATTGATTGAAATTAGGAAGTTTTTAAATGAGTAATCTTTGGTTTAATATTCGCTTTGGTACACGGCATTTCCAGTTTTCAAGAGACTGGGAAATTACGTTTCGTGTTAATCCCCATTGGATTGAAAATCCTCCTTCTACGTGGTTTGAAGTTTATTGTGTGTTTGGAAAACATCTATGATCGACGAAAGCCATTTGCCCGTAGCAGAACAAAGTTTAGTCTTTCGACTGCGCAAGCGAGCCGAGATTCGTAGACAAATTCCCAGTAGACAGTCAGTACTGGAAAATAAACCAGATCGAATTGCTACTTTGCTAGACGAAGCAGCTGATGAGATTGAAAAATTACAAACAACTGTGGCAGCATTGGTTTCGCAAAGATTGGATGAATTATGAAAAAACTTTTAATTGTCGGCGTTGTCAGCGCAGTATTTTTACTCAGTGGATGTGCAAGTCGCCACGTAGGCCCAGCTATTGTCGGCGGGGCAATCGGATACGCAATTGGTCAAAATGCCAATCAGCCAAGGCCAATGACCCAGACAACAGTAGTTATTGTGCAAGAGCATTCGCCTTGCGATAAGTACACACTATACAACGAACGACAGGCATGCCAGCGAGGCATTAATCAGCGCATAGCAGAAGAAAATCGTCGTCGTGAAAATGAGGCATACAAGCAAGGATATGGTAGATAATTTACAAGGCCGAGATCTGTTCCCAGAATGGGCAACTGAATATAGTTTGTCATTGGAAGAAATATTGTCTATTGACAGTGCAGATTGGCAGCAGGCTTTGGCCAATCGAGTGTTGTTGGTATTCAAAGGGCTTGGTACACAATTGACTGATGCGCAGTATCATACATTTGGAACCAAGTTTGGACGTGTATGGGACAAAGACGACTACGAAAAAACTCCCGGTGATCAAACAATTCGTCATAGAGAAACTACACCAGTAAGTTATTTTCAAACTGCTGATAACTCATGGGGTGCTCGAGATATGAAATATCATAGTGATATGGCACATATGGATGCAGTGAGTTTTCCAGCTCGTGCATTGTATATGGTTCGAGGCACTAGCAATGGGTCTGGTGCAACATCCTGGCTGAACATGGAGTTGGCTTGGGAACATTTTACTGATTCCGAACGTGAGCAATATGATGGGGTAAATGTTATTCAACAGGACATGTACAACCCCGATACTAGAATGGAAACATTCCCGTTTCTTAAAACTAATCCATTAACAGGAAAAGTTAGTCCACGTGTCAACTGCTATATTACTCCGGGCCAAAATAGAAAAGCCTGGATACATCATGTTGAAGTCAATGGTGCAGCACTGATTCGATCCGGGCCATTCATTGAGAAAGTGTACGCAGAATGCGAAAGCAAACCAAATGCACTTTACACACACCATTGGGAAGATGGTGATATTTTGGTATACGACAATTTTGGCACTGTACACAAGCGAAAACCCGTGACACTACAGCCCGGGGAACCAGATAGATTGCTTAAAAGATTGACATTTAACGTGTAAAATCGCTGATTTATCGGTATTTTAGGCAAAAAATGCTTCAAAATACCTAAAAAAATGCTTAAAAGTGTTCAAAACGGTTGACAAATGGGTCAAACCGCAGTATAATAAACACATGAACAGCAAAAACACTCCAGTACAACGCAAGCGCCGTACAGATCGCAACCATGCGATTTACGAACTGTTTTGCGAAGCGACTGGCGAAAGCTACATTGGTATCACTGTAGTTGATGGCACTGCACTGAGCTCTGTTCGTGGACGTTTTAACCGTCACCTTAGCCGCGCAAATACAGAAAGCAAGAACTGGAATCTCTGCGAAGCACTTCGCACTTATGGCCGCGAAGGCTTTACTCCCTACTTGCTGGAAGTGGTGCGCGGCAAGACGGCGGCTCATGCACGCGAGCGTGAATTGATTGTAGTTATGCAACCTGCTCTTAATACTCTTTAAAAGGAAACGCTATGTCTGATTATGCTATGTTCTCTGAAGCTGGTAATGATGCAGTTGCTGCGGTTGTTCGTAGTGCCAAGATACTCAAATTGGATTGGCCTCAAGTTTACAATGAACTCTGCAGCCTGGCAGAACGTTTTCCCGAAGACTTTGGCGAAGCCACTGATACTGCGGTGCGTGAATGTGTTTATGATGCTTGTGGTTTCAAATCTGCTTTTTACATCTAAGGAATCAAAATGAAATCGACCCACACCATGTACATCTACAAAGCAGACAAGCGTACCAAAAGCGGTGAGCGTCTGGTATCCACTACTGTTTGGCAACACCGTGATGCAGCAGAGATGCGCCGCGAAGTACGTGAACTGCAATACGAACTTTGGCCCGTGAGCAAAGGCTTCCGCATCGAGTTTCATGCCACTCTGAAGACTGTGAAGAACTTGATGACTGGTGCAGACGTTCAAATTGATCGCGACACTCCGTGGTGCTGCAACCCGGCCAGTGAATCTTACTGGAGCAATTAAATGGATTGCAATAAAGAACATGGCAGTCCATACGACCGAGGTGCAGCAGATAGTTATTACGGTCGAGTTCAAACTCCGCATTGCGGCGGAGTTGGTGGTACCAGTGGTCCGCGTATTGGTGCAGGCTGGTTGACACCAGAAGAGATTGCTGAATATCATGCAGGATATGCAGCCAATGAAAAGTCGGGTGAGAAAAAGGATTGGGATTAAGGTCCCATTGATAGTTTAATTTTAACAAGGAATATTATGTTTGAACGTATGGAAATTCGTAAAGTGGCAAATGGTTTCGTGCTAACGGTTGATTCAGAAGAAGGCGAAAAGGACTATGTGTTCGACACGCAGCGTAAACTGTTCAAGTTCATCAAGGACATGATGGAAGCTGACAAGGCATGATATGGAAAAAGTAATTCGCGACGGGAAGGTAGCAGTACTGTATAGTCCAGGCTTTGGCGCAGGATGGAGCACTTGGAATAGCGAGCATGAAAGTATGCTGTATCATCCAATGCTGGTTGACACAGTACTGTCTAACGAAGCCAATTGGCTAGAGAACGCAGAAGCACTTGCATCTTTAATTTGGCCTGACGCATATCTTGGCGGCATCGGCGATCTAACAGTAGAATGGATTCCAGTGGGAACACTGTTCAAGATCACTGAATACGACGGTAGCGAAAGTATCGAGTACAAAGAAGCTGGTGGTTGGTTTGTTGCATGATCAAAGAGTATCGTGTTGTTAATGCAACACACGATGAGTTCCATCGTATTGTTGCCGACATGATAGCCAACGGCTGGCAACCACACGGTGGTGTTGCTATCGTTCGCGAGTATCTTACTCAACCCACTACCTATTACTTTCAGGCGTTTGTTCGATAATGAGCTGCAAACAAAACATCACTGCAATTATATACGATCGTAAAGGTCGTATTATTAGCATTGGACGCAATAGTTACCTTAAAACCCATCCGTTGCAGGCAAAGTATGCAAGACAAGTAGGCGCCCCGGATAAAATCTTCCTACATGCAGAAATCGAAGCACTGGTCAAACTTCGTGATTGGTCCAAAGCTGCTAAAATTTTAGTAACACGCTATTCAAAATCCGGTGAACCTATCTTGGCCAAACCTTGCAAGGTGTGCCAACATGCATTGAGTCTTGCCGGAATCACACAGATTGAGCATACATGACGTTGACTGTTTCCACCAATGGTTGTAAAATTTATAATGATTATCCCGGGGAAAACTAATACTGAAGCAGAATATAGTACTTGAGCAGTTGTAGTAATTGTGTTCTCCCTAGTAAGTATTAGTAGAGGACGCTATTATGACAACACAAGTAATTTATTTTAACATTGATACTAAGACAGAATTCACGCCTGCGCTGCTTGATTCGGCAGCTGAATTAACAGACAGCAAAATTGACATCTGCATGGATTGGGCTGAACTTGCCAATGCTATAGCCAACAACGAGTATAATACAAAGTTATTACTTGTACATATAAGTTTACTTGACAAACCAGGTACAACTTTAAATGAAGTTATTGATTCGTTAAATTTAATTGCATCAATGATTGGCAATGGTATTAAACTAAGCACTGGGATAGTCATTGACAAGCTGTGTAGTCATAATATGATAACTTCATTGAAAAAGAGCCAGGTCAATGGCATTGTTCCTAGTCACTTGACATACGGATTTGACAAATGTTTTGAAACAATTAATGCTTTGTTGCGTGGTGAGCAGTCCTGGAATAGTTTGTACATTGAGCCCAGAGTAAAAGCCACAGTGCGCCACCCAGCTGATTACGGCATTCGGTTAACCTCTCGCCAGCACGACATAATGACTTTGGTATCCAATCGTGGACTCAGCAATAAAAAGATTGCACAAGTTTTAAACATCAGTGAAAGCACAGTTAAGGTTCATATTAGTGCTATTTTAAAAGCATACGGAGTAAGAAATCGGACTCAGTTGGCTCTAGCAGGCAGTGTGCAGGGTCTGCATGCATGATGTTTGTTAAAGTTTAGGTAATTTGCAGGTTGCAATTAATTATTAATGCAACTACAATCAAGCTATGCAAAAAATACACGCTCCTGCTGACTTATTAAGAAGTACATCGTCAGACTTAGCTAATATAATACTACATTACCGTCCGGCCAATATTGGACCGACGGCAGCCTGGCAGCTGACAGAAATTCCCAAGCACATACGAGAATCAATACTCAAAAAGACCGGCTGTATTTTGGTAGATTGTCACTCGATTTCCGAATTGAATCAGATTCTGAGTACTAGGAATGTTGTAATTTTAGAGTTCTATTGGGAATGGGCAATAGATTTTGGTGTTACGCCATATGAATTTGTCGACATGTTAAAACAGTCAATTATCCAGTCCAACAGTGCGGCTAAATTAGCAGTTGTTATCCGACACTGGACACCATATAAGATTGCCAAAGCATTTAAAGATGCCGGAGTTGCCGGATTGACAACTCACGGAAGCTCGTGGAATCCTGAATCCAGGGCTATGTCATTAAATGAAATTTTATTAAATTTTCAATATTGGCCTGAAGATATTCTCAGAGACTTGCCAAAAGACGATGGTTTCCCAATTCAGATATACTTTGGAAGTCACTACGATCCATCGTTCAAACAGTCTGACGCAGCATCAACAGATTATATTACAAGGTTTTGCAACACCTGGAAAGATTTAACTGGTCTACTCAATGATAAACCCCAGCACATTG